CCCCACGGCTCTTGAATCAGCTTACGAATGGTACACGTCAGGTCCACGTCAACGTTTACAGCCAGGCGGTAAGATCGTACTTGTTATGACAAGATGGAGTAATAAAGATTTAACAGGTAAACTAATACAGAATCAAAAAGAAGCGAAAGCTGATCAGTGGCACGTGGTTGAGTTTCCGGCAATCATGGAACATGGATCAAAGAACGCTGCTCCTGTATGGCCTGAGTATTGGAAGTTAGATGAACTTGAGAAGGTCCAAGCAACACTGCCCACGGGTAAATGGAATGCGCAGTGGATGCAGAACCCGACAGCAGAAGAAGGTGCAATATTAAAACGTGAATGGTGGCGAACTTATACTGGTGATGACATACCACAACTACATCACGTTATACAATCTTATGATACCGCGTTTTTAAAAAAGGAGACAGCTGATTACAGCGCCATCACTACATGGGGAATATTTTACCCAAGTGAGGATGAAGGAGCCAATCTTATATTACTCGATGCCATAAAAGGTAGATATGAGTTTCCTGAACTAAGGAGGTTGGCTCTTGAACAATATAAATATTGGATGCCTGAAACAGTTATAATTGAGGCTAAAGCTAGTGGTCTACCTCTAACATACGAATTAAGACAGATGGATATACCGGTAGTAAACTTTAATCCATCAAAAGGAAATGACAAGCACGCACGTGTTAATGCGGTTGCACCTTTGTTCGAATCTGGTATGATATGGGCACCTGAGCAGAAATTTGCAGACGACGTCATTGAAGAATGCGCTGCGTTTCCTTATGGTGATCATGACGACTTGGTTGATAGTACAACTCAAGCAATTATGCGATTTAGACAGGGCGGTCTAATCGGACACCCTGAAGATTATGTCGACGAAAAAGTCGAGCAACGTAAAAGGAATTATTACTAATGGCTATAAAACAAGGAATGACAATCTTAGAAGCTATCGCACAGCTTACTAGAGGTTTTGTAAAAACTACTGGTCGTCAGCCAGAAGCATTAGAAAAAATTTTAATTAAAAGAGAAGCCAAACAAAAATTAGACGATTTAAATAAAGTTGTAGATCTGAAAGGTAAAACTATTGATACATCAAAAGGTATTTTAGGTGGTCAACAAACAGGAATGTTTGACAACATATTTAATAGAATGCAAAAAGAAATGGGTAAAGATCCTGTGGTTGTTGGTAAGATGAAACCAAAAAACCCTAAACCAAAAGATCCAGAAAATAAAGCTATGGGTGGACGTATCGGTTACAAAAAAGGAACTATAGATCTAGCACGTAGAGCATTTTTAAAAACTATGGGTGTTACTGGTGCTGGTATTGGTGCATTGAAAATGGGTGCACTAAAACTTTTTGGTAAAGGAGCTACAAAAGAAATCGCTAAAGATATTATTAAAACAGATGTTGTAGCTGGTAAACCAGAATGGTTCGATGCTCTTGTTACAAAAGTCATTAACGAAGGTACAGACGTTAGTAAAAATTTTGCAACAAAAGAAAGAGAGGTCGTACATAAATTAGACATAGATAAATTTGAAGATGTGACAGTTTATAGAGATTTAGATTCAGGTGAGATTAGAGTATCTTACGAGTCACCAACAAACGCTGGTGAGCAATCTGTTGATTTAGTTTACAAAAAACCTTTACCTGATCAAGGCGATCCAAATCCATCAGCTGAATTTTATGCAGTAGAACCAGAGCCACGTGTAGTTAATATGGATGGTGATATGGAGTTTGACGGAGAGAATATGGTAAGTAGTGTAGATGAGTTAATGTCTGATACAACTAAATTAAAAATACTTGCAAAAGGAGATAACAAACCAACATTAAAAGAATTTGTAACATCTAAAAGAAAAAAAGATTCAGTTAAAAAATTAAATGAAAATCCAGTTGAGCAGGCAGAATATCTAGAACAAAAATACGGACCAGCTCCCGATGAGGATCCAAATGCTTTTGCATCAGGTGGACTTGCTGGAATGTTAGGTGAATAATGAAAAATTTATTAGAAGTTATTGATCTGTATGATGACGATACACCAGGGATGGCTGATGGTGGACGTATAGGTTTTAAAGATAGTAAAATGCCTATCAAACAAGCTTTAAAAGAAATTGTAGAAGAAAAAGGAACTAATTTTAAAAGTCAACAACAGTTAAGTGATTTAGTCGAAGAAAAAGTAGGTTACAAACCTAATTCAAAAGTTTTAAGACCATCAAAATATTCTATTTTAGAAGGTGTAACTTATGACTCAACTGCAAACCCTTTTACTGATAAACAATTAAAAGATATTCTTGGAGATGATTTAAGAAAATTTAGAGCTCAGAATTTATCTGATAGTGAAATAAGAAAACGTGCATCGAGTAGAAAACAATACCAGAATTTATCTGATGAAAAAAAAGCTCTTAAAAGAGATAGAAACAGAATAAATTTAAAAAAGAGAATTGAAAAAATGTCTCCTGAAGAATTAGAAAGTGTAAGAGAAAAAGCTGCTCTACGAACACAAGAAGGCAGAGGCACTAGACCAAAATACCATAAAGTTCAAACTGCTAAAAGTTTATTATGGAACGATTTAATTAGAGCAGCATCAATAGAAGATGGTTATTTAAAATTTAAAAATTTTACTCCTGAAAAAGGAAAATATTATACTAAAGCAGAAACAGAAAAAATTATTTTAGTTGATAAGAATGGAAATGAATTTAAATTTAATTCTTTAAAAGAAGACATAAGTAAATTTAGTGGTTTTAAATCAGAAGATGTTTTTAGACCTTATGCTCAAAGAGAGTTTCTAAGTAAAGAAGGTTTAACAAAAGAAATAAATAAATTTTATGGAATACAACCTGGGTCTAGACAAAGTGTATTTAATGTTCAACACGTTCAAGGAATTAAAAATAATCCTTTTAATGTTCAGTTAACTTTTGCAGATCAGAATATTTCAGAGGCTGGTGCAAAAAGAACTTTTGATGCAGATTTTAAATCAGCAGATACTTTGTCTAAAAAGAAATTAGCAGTAAAAAAATTTTATGCAAACTTAGGTGATGACATTCCAACTCAACTAGGTAGAATAGAAAAAGGTTCTAGAAGAAGTTTACCGTACTTATTAGAAAAAACAATAAAGGAAAAAAATGTTCCGATTTCAGGTGAAGTTATGAGTAAAGTTGGTGCATTAGAACAAGATATTTTAAAAAAATATGCAGTAATAGGATGTGGACCCAAAGCAGCAAGAACAGGTGGTAGAATAAATTTTGATGCTGGCGCTAGTGTAACTTGTATTAGAAAAGGTATGGAAAAAGTTAAAAATGGATCTAACTTAACTAATGCAGATAAACTAAATATAAATAAAATAAACAACATTGCTAAAACTTCTAGAGGAGCGAGAGCTATAACTAGTGTTGCAAAGTTTGCCATTGGTCCTTTAGGTATACCTCTAGAAATAGCGGTAGGAGGATTTTTTGCACTAACAGATTTTGCAACTGGTGCAAACAAAGATGAAATAATTTCTAATTTAACTTTTGGTATAGGTGGTAAAAGTATGGAAGAACAATTAAAAGCAGCTAATCCTATGTATGGCAAAGCTGATAAACTAACAGAAACATACGATGGTTATTTAAGCACTCTTAATAAACTTGGTGATTTTAGAGATCCTAATAATTTAAGACCTGGTAAAAAAATAACTGAAGCAGATGTTGAAAAAACTATGCAACCATTTTTAAGAGTAAACCCACAAAGGGCAACTGGAGATTTTTTTGATCTTGATATGTATGAAACATCAGCACAAAAAGACAGAGAAGCAGAAGCAAAATTTGCAGAGGATAAATTAGAACGAGCTTTACAAAGAGGATTTTATGATCCTGGTAACAGGACAATAGATCCATTTCAAGCGGCAGGTGGAGGTATTGCTAAATTAGCTGGTATAGATTCAGGACCACCACCAGAATCAGGACCTAATTCACAAGGGTTGCAAGGTCTAATGAAACGTGTTAAGAATAAATAGGAGTATATATGGCAGAAATAGACAAAGGACTCCCGAACACTAGAAACAAGATTGACATTCCTTCTGATGAAGAAGTGCAAGAAGTTGCTGTTCAGGAACAACAAGAACAAGATTCAAAAGGACCAGTTGAAGTTATACCAGAAGAAGATGGTGGAGCGACAATAGATTATGAACCTGGTGCAATTAATATACCTGGAACAGAAAGTCATTTTGATAATTTAGCAGATCTTTTACCAGACGATATCCTTGAGCCAATAGGCATGGAGATGACACAAAATTACATGGATTATAAAACATCCAGAAAAGAGTGGGAGCAAGGATACATACAAGGTTTAGATTTATTAGGATTTAAATACGAAAACAGAACAGAACCTTTTCAAGGAGCATCAGGTGCAACACACCCAGTAATGGCAGAGGCTGTTACACAATTTCAAGCACAGGCTTACAAAGAATTATTACCGAGTGATGGACCGGTTAGAACACAAATTATTGGTGCTAAAAATCCTGCAACAGAACAACAGGCTACACGTGTAAAAGATTTTATGAATTATTTAATTATGGATCAAATGAAAGAATACGAAGCAGAGTTTGATTCTATGTTATTTCATTTACCATTAGCAGGATCAACATTTAAAAAAATTTACTATGATGTAAACATGGGACGAGCTGTATCTAAGTTTGTTCCAGCAGATGAATTAATCGTTCCGTACACGGCTACCTCATTAGACGATGCGGAAGCGATTATTCATAAAGTAAAAATTTCAGAAAACGAATTAAGAAAACAACAAGTTGCAGGATTTTACAAAGATGTAGATTTAGGTCCTCCAGGTACAGACTCAAATGATGAACTTGCAAAAAAAGAACGTGATCTTGAAGGTAGTAAAAAAACTGGAAGAAATGAACCGGTATATACTTTACTAGAGTGTCATGTTAATTTAGACTTAGAAGGTTTTGAAGAAGTTGACTCAACAGGTGAGCCAACTGGAATAAAATTACCTTACATCGTAACTGTTGAAGAAGGTAGTAGAAAAGTTCTTTCTATTAGAAGGAACTACGCGCCCAATGAT